GGTCGGCAGGCTATTCACCGGGCGCTCGTCACCCTCAAGGCTCATGGGTGCTCTGAGGCCCGCTACTTCAACGTGACCGGGGAGCACGACTCCCTGAACGTCATGGTGGCCGACGCTGAAGGACGCCTCCCATGGGGCTACGTCATCGAGAACGGCTGCTTCGTCTCCAATGCAGACGGCAAGGTCTGGACGGAGAGCCGGACGGTATCGCTCAAGAACATCGACACCAGCATGGCGCTCCCGTTAGTCTGACCCCGAAGCTCGTCGCGGTGTAGCTTCAACGTAAAAACTCAACCCCCCACCTCATGTCGAGGTGGGGGGTTGTTTCGTTTGTGATCTCAGGAGATCAAAAAATCCGTGATCTCAGGAGATCAAAAAGACTGGCGGTTCAGCGGGAGGTACTTCGTCCAGTCCAGAGGCTTGTACTTGCCACCCTCATACCGGAGCCACTGGTTCCTCATCCGTCCGTGGCTCAGACCGACGTGAACGAAATTCTTGTACAAAATTGCTTGGTCAAATTCCATACGCTCAGCCACGAGGGCAGCGATGATGTCCTCGGGGTCGTAGGAGCCGCTGTAGCTGGCGATGTCAGCCGCGAGGCCCCTCATATGCTTGGACGTGGAAGAACCGCCCACAGCAGCATTGACGGCCCTGCTGCGGTAGCCGCTGTTCACCTTCATCGGACCGAGAGCACGGCGGAGAGGGTCGAGAAGGTAGAAGCAGACACACCGGAGGTTGCTCCGCTCCTTAGCCGAGGCGACGTTTGGGATCCCGGTGGAGGTCGTCTGTAGCTCAGCCCACGTAAAGAACTGACCGGGGCGTCCGTCGTCTCGGGCGGGCGGGAGAACGAGTGCCATTACTCTGTCTCCGGTCCGGGCTGGGTAAACGGCAGGACAGGGAGACGGTCTGTGTCGTCCGCAATGTCAGCAGCCAGAGCGAGTAGGGAGGCAATCAGTTCGCGCCGCTCAGCCTTGCTGAAGCCTCCCCTGCTGTACTTGATAGTCCGGCTTACAAGCCGAATGATTCGGGCAATGGGAATGTCGGTATCCATCACGTTCTCCGTGGTGTCTTGTATGAGGGTGCCCGCTTGCCGGATCGCTTCTTGAACAGAGCGTCCTGCTTCTGCTTCTTGCTCGGTCTGGTGGTCGGGGTCTTCTTCTTGGAGACGACCTTGGTGGGACGGCAATACTGAGCCTTGTTCGTCTTGGCACCACAGGGCTTGCCTGTTTGCTTGTCCACCCACTTTTCCTTCGCCCACCTTCTCAGGCTCTTGCCCTTCTTGGTCTTGCGGACCTGTCCCTTGCCCTTGCGGCACTTAGCCACAGCCTGCGATGCTCTCGCTGACGGCCAAACCTTGTACTGCTTTTTGATTTTCCGTGTGCAGGCGTCGTCAGCCATGGGTCACTTCGCAATCTTGGAGACGGCTTTCTTGCTCCACAGCTTACAAGCGTGGTAGCGGGCCTTGTTTGGTGGTCCGGGGTCGGAGCAGTTGTGCCGGGACCGAAAGTTCTTGCGGGCCTTGGGGTTGTCGCGTCGGATTTCCATGTCGGGATCCCCGAACCGAACCGTGTAGTCCTTGCCCTTGTACTTGCCGGTCGCGACAAACTTCTTCTTGCCGAAGCCAGTTTCCCCCTTGCGTATCCGTCGGACAGGCATCTACTTCGCCGCCTCTTGGTAGGTACACTTCGACTGAGCGATGGAGGCATCGAGCCGGTCCATGATCCTCTGGTGCTCGGCGTGGTTGCGAGCGTTCAACTCATCTACCTGCTCAAAATGCCTGTCGATACTTCGCTGAAGCATCGGCACGAACATGTAGACCATGAGACGGTAGATGCCGATGCCAACGAGAAGGCACGTAACGATGGCACCGAAAGGCCCAGCCACCAGAGGCACCAGTTCATCAAGACTCATCTTCGCTTTCTCCTATACGGGCCGGAAGGCACACCTTGGTAGCTCCGTCCGGTACTGTTCCAGTTCTTGCCGTATGACTTTCGCCACCGGTCGTAGACAAGCGCGGCTTGGGGTGAAGGCATTAGGTCAGGCCGGTTCCTCCAGTCCCTTCTTCGTATTGTCGCCACGGCTGGCTTCAAGGGTTTACGGTGACCCTCAGCGCCTCAAGCACCGCGCGAGCGATGATCCTGCTGTTTGCGGCTGAGGGACTGGTTCCCGAGGCGGGATCATAGAGGTCAAGCCATGCCTCCACCTCGTCCTCCGCGATGACCACGCGAATGACATACCCAGAGACATTGAAGTCGTCGCCGTCGCTGTCGGTGGAGTCAACGTCCTGAATCCCACCCATTTGAGGAAAGTCGATATGAACGGACGGCATCAGAGCACCCCTACGAGGTTCATCTTGAAGGACTTGCGGTAGAGCTTGAAGCGCAAGCTCTCGTCGTCTTGAAGAATGTTCGTCGTATTCGACCGAACACCGAGGCCGACTACCCAGTTGAGAGCAGTACCCGCGCTAAGCGCGGTGGTGCCGTTTCGGGAGCCATTCTGAACGCGAAAGCCAGAGGCGTCGAGGTTCGTGAAGCAGACAGAGCCGGTATGGCGTGCCCCGTATTGAGCGGTCGCCATCGACCTGCTCGGTGCAGAGGTCGCTGTGACGCTCGATGAGTTGACTGTCCAGACCCCCATGGAGGCTGTAGCGGCTCCCCCGGTGAACACGGTGACCGCCTGACCCATACCAGCGATGGTGGTTGCGACGGTGCTCGTCGGGTCAACACAGACACCGTGGACGAGCGCGTTGTCGAAGTCGCCGCGCTGAGTGTTGTCGGTGATGACCAGCGTGACGTTCTGGATGAGGTCGTCTGTGGTCAGTGCATTGGAGTCAATCTGAGCGGGTTGATACCACCGGGGAGCGCGATGGTTTGACCCTGCTGACCAGTTGTAGTCAGAGGAGCCTGACGCGGCGTTCCAAGTGACAGTGTGGACGCCACCGGAGTAGGTGATTGACTTGATGAGCGAGTCGGGATCTACGAGCGTCCAGCCCTCTGTCAAATTCAGGGGATCACCGAACGGAATGTCATAGGCGGAACCGCCGCTGGGTGCCGGTGCGGCTCCCCCGCTCGCTCCTGTGGTCGGGTCGAAGGCGGGTGTGATGGGCATCACTCACTCCAAGTCAGGGAGGTTTCGGCCATGACCGGAGGAGTGCCCGCGTTGTCCACCTTGGCGAACACGTAGAGCGTGCCGTTGCCCGGAAAGTTGAGCGTCTGGTAGAAGGGCAGACTGATGCTGTAGGTAGCAGACTGGAGAGTCGTCGTGGTGACTCCAGCGACCAGCGTAGCCTCGGTGTCCGGCACCAAAACAACGTCGCCTCCGGGGTCAGAGCAAATTCTGACGCTGACCTTGGTCGCGGACGGAGCGCCACCGGAGAGGAGCTTGATGACCAGACCCTCCAGCTTGCCATACCAGTTTCGGTTCTGGTTGACGATGGGTGCCTGACCGCCCTTGAGGTCGTGAATGTGAACGTCTGCCACATTGAACGCGGTCCCGAGAGCCTGTGACCCGGTGACCGTGCTGTTGTGGAAAAAGTGCGTGATGCGTGTTGCCATGATGAAGTCCTTTCCTTTCGTGCGTGCTTACTGGACTGTCTCTCGGATTGTAACGGCTTCTTCAGCGAGTTGCGCTTGAGTGTCGGCTGGCTTGCTGTAGTCCATACCAGAGGGGTTTGCGATGACCGTCATTGCGGCCTTGAACGGGTCGGTCGGGAGTAGCCCCCCTGCTGACATTTTCAGTGGTTTGGTGGCACCCATACCCTCGACCTCTCCTCCGGTGACCAGACCGACACCCGCTCCCAGCAGACGCTCCATCTTGTCTGGAGTCAAGCCCCTGATGAGGCCCAAGACCTTCTTGCCCTTCTCTGACGGCTCGATGACCTGATACAACGGCGTCCCGTCACCCGCTCGTCCATGGTAGACGTAGGGCGTGTTCTCGGGCACCGAGGTCCAGTAGTTCGTGTAGGTCGGGTGCTGACGACTCTGAGGCGGCTTGACGAATCCCGGCTCAAGGTTGTGGGTCACGAACCGGTACAGACCCTCTGAGTCAGCCGGGTCGAGGTGCTTCGCCGCGAGCATGATGGCCCAGAACATTTTGTCGTCAGACATTTCGTTGAGCTTTTCTGGGACTTGATACGCGGTGGTTGTCTCAAACTCCCCGAAGGCTTGCAGGCTTCTACCTAAAAACTCATCAGCCACGCTGTAGACGACAGGACCACCGGCATCCGAGAAGAAGGTGCCCATGGCGCTCAGACCCTCACCTGTCTCACCCTTCTGGTAAGCCCGCCACGCCATCGTCATGTTCTTCACGGCTGTGTCGGCCCCGAGGAACAGGTTGAGGGCACCGACGACGGCTGAGGAGCCGGGGACGCTGATGAGGTATTCACCCTCGTCTGTCGGGATGCTGAGGTTGAGGACCGAGAGGTCGCCGCCAATGTTGTAGGGGTCTTGAAGCCGCTTGCGCTCGTCAAGCATGAGCTTGGCGTAGCCATTGATGGCTTTCGGATTCCTCATTGCCGCGAGAGTCGCCGCCGTTCCCAGCTTGTAGGTCGTCGCGGCACCCTGAAAGATCTTGCCGAGGTAGTTCTGCACGGCACCGGGCACCTCGTCGTAGTCAAACAGGGATCGTCGGGCGGCGTCTGCTGCCTCCTGCACCGTGTCGCCCGAGGCAAGGCGCGTCTCGAACACCGACTGTCTGAAGCTACGCTCCATGGCCTCAGCCGTCCTCATCCAGAACGTCTTCTGGAGAGGGTTGAGCGTCGAGAACCGGACAGCAGGGCGAGCAGAGGGCGGGAGGTTCTTGCGGACACCGTGAAGAATGTCCTCCGTCAGCGAGAACACCCGGTCAGCTTGAATCGAGGTGTAGCCGACACCGTTCTTCTCCGCGAGAGCCATCAAGTCCTCGCCAGAGTAGTAGATGCCGTCAGGCGTGGTGATGCCCTCGGACAGTCCACCCCGTCGAGCCTTCATCATGCTCTGCACCCGTCGAGGTAGAGCACGACGGGCTGACTCCGCGACCATTTGAGCACCGCGTCTCCCGGCTCTTGCAGTAGCAGCAGGGACGACCTGAAGCGCCTTGGCGACTCCAAGCTCACTGGCGACGATGAAAGGCGCTGTGGCCCCCCTGAAGGCGAAGTGACGAAGGTTCGGGGTGACCCACCCGTACTTCATCCCCTGCCGGATACTGAGCCGCGCGTTCCCGGCAAGGAATCCCGCCGCCTGCTTCGCCAGTGCCCACCCTGCCATACGCCCTCGGGGTGTCTGCTTGTTCAGTAGCTCCACAAACTCCCACGGCGACTCAGCGATTTTCCGCTCGGTCACCATGTCGAGGCCGAACGTCGGGGTGTTGAAGCCGTAGGGACCGGGGATCGCCATCGTGCTCTGTGCGAGCTTGGCGTCCTCGACCTTCTTGATGGAGGCCGGGTCAAGCATCACGCTTCGGGACGAGGGCGAGGCAGTGTTCACGGACTGGTAGAGCGCGACATTCAAGCCACCCTCCGTGATGACCCTCTCGCGTGCCGCCAGAGCCAGTTCTTTCCTCAGAATCTCATCGAGGTAGATGCCCATCATAATGCCCTGAAAGTCAGGGGTATTGAAGCGAGTGGGGCTTGCCATGTTGTCGATAGCAGACTTGGCAAGGACACTATCGACAGCCATGAGACTCTTGACCGTAGGTGTCTGGGAGGTCAAGTAGCTCATCTTGATGGTCTGACCGTCTACGACCGTGACGGTACTGTCGAGAATCTTCGCCAGAGCAGCGCGGCTGACGACCTCCCCGTAGAGAAGATTGAAGGCTTGCGCCCACAGGTCTTCGTCCTCGATCATCATCCGGGACGCGCCCTCTGCCAGCGTCCGGTTGATGGCCTCCTCGATGACCCGCGCCTCAGTCAAGCCCTCCTTGGTCAGCGTGGCGATTGCCTCCTGACGCTTCACCGGGTTGTAGATTATGTTGTACCAATCGTCAGGAAACCGCTTCTGGATGGCCGCGTCGTAAGCGCCCTCGGCTGCTTTACCGACCGTCCGGGTCGCGGTTCGTTCTGCAAGCTGACCAGCCCTACGGATGGCGTCCCTGATAATGACCGACTGCTTGGTCAGGTCCGTGATGGTCGGGTCGTTCACAAGGCGGAACATGCCTCGCGAGAACGGGGTGTCCCAGAGCTTGCCGACCATGTTCTCCAGTGTCGCGGTTCGCCTGTCGAGGTAGACCTGTGCCGCTCCAAGGTCTTGAGCACGCCGACCGACACTGCCTCCGGTCACTGTGAGGGCACTCTCCTTCAGCCCGTCGATGATACGTGCCTTCTCATCATCCGGCAGACTCGCGAAGTTTCGGCGGGATTTAGTGCGGGTTTCCCTGAGCCGGTCGGGCAGAGCCGCGTCGATATCAGCCGACCTCTTGTAGCGGTAGCTATCCCCGAGGTCTGCCAGCCTGCCGACAGCCTTGTTCACCACGTCAGCCGGAACCACGTCGTCGGCAAGGACGATGGGGCTGGTCGGTGTCCGGGCGTCAGCAGCTTTCTGCAAGCGGTCCCTGATTTTGGTGAGCTTTCTGACCCGCTTCGCCTTCTCGGCCTCAGACAAGTCAATCCCCATGTCTCTGACGGACTTGATGGCTTCATCGACCCACTCCACGCCCTCCTCAACGCTCTTGAACAGGCTGTTCCGGGTGTAGGTGTCCATCCCCCTGCGAAGGTCGTCAGCGTAGGCTCTCGGAGCCGCGAAGCTGTCGGTCACCATGACGTAATCTTCGGGGAGGTTCAGCTTCAGCAGACGTTCGACCCGGCTCATTTGAGCGTTGTCGAGGGCGTTCGTGCCCTTGATAGCCTTGCTGATAAGCGACCACGCCTCGTCCTCGATGAACCGGGTGCCCTTGCTGGTCAGCTTGCCGAAGTTGAGCCGACCCATGATGGTCTTGATGGCGTCGTCGGGCACACCGGCTGACCTCATCAACGCCTCGGTGATCCTCCGGTTGACCAGAGCGTCTGACCCTCGACCGGGACGGATGAGTGCCCCGGCGCGGATTGCTCTCTGACCCACAGCGTCGGTCGCGGCGATGGCGTGACCCAGCAGGCTTGAGAACGCTCTCTGTGTCTGGGTGGCGTCCGTCCCGGTGCCGACCTGCTGCATACGTCGCGCTCCTGTCGTAGCAGCCTCAAGACCACTCTGAAGCGCGGACCAGTCAGGGTCATACAGGGCAGCAGCAGCCCGACGAACAGGGTCGATGCTGAGGGAGGCGCGTCGAGCAGCGTCAGCAGCAGCTACACCGGGTCGCGTGGCGGCAATCTTCGACGGCAGCGTGCGGACGAAGGCGGGAGCGATACGGGTCGATGCCTTGGCAGCAGCAGCAGTGCCCTTGGCGGCGATACTGGCACCCTTGACGGCACCTGTGGCAAGCCCGATGGGTGTTGCCGGGGTGGTGAACAGGAGCGGGACACCGAAGGCATATGCCCAGTCTGGGTCGCCGTACACGTCCTCAGCGAAGTCAGCGGAGCCGGGACTGTCACGGACCTCATCCAAGATGCCGCGACCGACTGCAATGTTCGCCGCAAGACGACGGGATTCCGCGTCTACAAACCCGCCGAAGTCCTCCCACGGTGCAGGAACCTCTACGTCCTTGACGACCATACGACCCTCGGGGTCAAGAATGGTCTGCTTCTGTGTGGTCGAGGTAGACGGCGCGAACGGCATTGGAAACTTCGCGATCCCGAAGCCGTTGAAGTAGTCCTCGACGGCTTTTGCTTTCTCGGGATCCCAGCCCCTCACTCCGCGAGTGAACGCCCCTACCGGCCCAGCGTCGATGAGGGACATTTCAGTGGGAAACTCGATACGGTTTCCGGTCTTCTCCTCAACCTCGTCCAGTATGGTCCTCATTTGGTAGGCCCAGTCCTCCGTGTCCTTGGGATTGCCCTCCTCATCGACCTCATAGCCAAGCCCACGGACGTAAGCCTCTCCAAGAATCCCCTCGACGGAGCCGAAGAAACCACGCAAGCCAGCCGCGAGAGGTGTCTCAACGATCCCCTTGCCTGCCTGCATTTCGGCCATGATGCCGAGAGGAGCGTCACCGCGCCCCGCAAGGCGTCGAGCCTCCTCCTCACCCATGATGGTCTGCTGGGCGAAGCTCTCCCTCAGTTCCTCTCCCGCTGTCGGCTCTCGGAGCAGTCCGGTCGTCGGGTCACGGTACAGTTCACCTATAGAGGTCTGCTCCATACGGGTCGGCCTCATAATGCCCGCGTCTACGTTCTCGACGGGAGCCACACCACCGGGACTGACAGTGCGGCCCCGCTGACGCTCGATAGCCTCTGTCTCCCGCCGCTCTGCTCGCTCTCTGATGGCATCAAAACGCTCCAGAGGGGTCATAGACTCCTGCCGGACTACAGCCTCCTCTCCCGCTGCCTCTGCCGTTGCCCTGACCTCAGCCGCCTCGATGACCGGGCCACCTGTGACGACACTCGGAGCTACGTCCTCAGCGATGAGGGGAGGGATACCTCCACCAAGACTGGTGATTTGCTGCTGGAGAGACTGACGCTGAATGTCAGTCAGGTCATCCCGCTCACGGAGCGTCTGCTCATACAGCGCAAGCCGGTCAAGACGGGCGAACCGGGAGAGGGGGTCTTCCATTACTGCTCCTGAGCGGCGATGATTGCGGCCCTGAGTGCGTCCTTCTGAGAGGCATCGAGGGCGGAGTAGAAGTCATCGGCTGTACCAGCCGCCTCAGCCTCATAGTAGCGCGAAAGGAGCGTCGGCTCAGGTGTAGCGACCGGAGCAGCGACCGGAGCAGCGACCGGAGCAGCAGGTTGCGCGGCTCGACTACCGGGCAGACCGGTCCCAGCCGAGACGGATGCCGGGAGCGCGGCGGGTGCAGCAGCAGGAGCAGCCTGTCTGGTCAGCGGAGTCTCACCCCGAAGCACTCGGGCGATGCTCTCATGGGCTTTCGTGCCTGATTTGGCTGAGGTCGGCTGCTCGACCCCCTTGACGAAGACCTTGTAGTCACCCTCTGGAGTCAACAGGTAGCTGTAGTCAGCGTTCGTAGGATCAACCTTCGGCTGTGGTTCGGTCGTAGGATCAACTTTTTGATCCTGTGCAGCCGGTCTACCTCCCCGAGCCTCAAGAACTGATCCCGCGTGCCAAGACCCTGTAGCTCTCAACACCTCCAGTGTGGCGTCGTCAAGACCCTCAAGAACAGCCCGCTGCTCTGCCGTGATGGGCGGAATGTTTGCCGACCGCTCTGGTGTGCCCGTCTGGGGAGGCGGCTCGTCGGCCACCCGGCGCTGACGCTCAAGCTCAGCGTCCTCCTCAAGCAGAATGTCCCGTCCCTCAAGCTCACCCGGCTCAATAGGTCCGGGGTCAGCCGCCTGAGTCTCCTCGATGACCCGGCGACCGCCCTGAGTGGCCTCAAGAGGGAATCCCAGACCTCCCATGGGTGGAGTGCCTGCCACGGCTCCCAAGCCTGCTCTGGTAGCCCTCTGGGACTGCTCTCGGCTGGCGTCCTGCTGGAACACCGGCACGGAGGAAAGCTCCTCAAGCTGCTCGGCAGTGGCGTTCCTCACCACGTCGCGAATCTGAGGCGCAAACGCGACCGCGAGAGTGGCGGCGTCAGCCTGACTGAAGCCCGCCGTCTTGAGCAGTTCGCCGCGAGTCTCCTCGGTGATGCCCGGTGTGGTCAAGATGCTGTAGCCCTCGTTCAGCTTGCGGTTGATTTCAGGACCACGAAGACCCTGAAGCATGAGCCGGTTGTAGAGGTTCGCTGTGGCCTGTGGTGACTCCTGCTTGGCTGCTCTCATGCCGGACACAGCGGCGACCTGCTCGGCCTCCATTTGAGCGTTGAGGACCGCTGCCCCGTTTGCCGCCTCCTGTGCCTTGAGTGCAGCCTGACGACGGGATTCCTTGAGGTCAGCCGCCTCACGCTGAGCCTTCATTTGCTGGTCGGCATCGCTCGGGGTCTGGACGTTGAGCTTCAGCCCCTTGTGGAACGCGATGGCGAAGGACAGAGCTTCTTGAAGGTCGTCACCCTTGAGCACCTTGCCGAACTGACGCTCTGCATCCCTCATGGACAGGTTCTCGTCACCGCGCTCCCATCGCTGAGCCACGTAGTCTCGGGCGAGGGTCTGGGACCGGTTCGTCGGCAGGACCACGCTCCCCATCCCCTGTGGCGTCGTGAAGCGGTCGGGGTCTTCAGCGGCAAGACGGTCTGCTGCTTCAAGAGAGGCATTGAACAGTTCGTCGGCGCGAATGAGGTTCGGGTAGTACCGAGACTTCTGCTGAGCGACGTAGGGCTTGCTGAGGTCGTAGCCTCTGGCCTCAAGCTGCTTGCGGGCCATTTCCTGTTCCCGGCTGACGCCCTCTGGACGGGCAATTTCCTGTGCCTGTGCCTCAAGCTGAGCCAGTCGTCGTCGCGCGGACAGCATCGCGTCCTCAAACGAGGCTCGCTGGTCGTTGCGGTAGGCTCCCGACGCTTTTGCCGCGTCATAGACCCGCTTTGCCGTCGAGAAGTCCACCTCGCTCTCAAAGTCGTCCTGAGAAAGCTCACCGTCCGACACTGCCGCGATTGCGGCGACGAAAGCGTCCTCCTCAGTGGCGAAAGTGCTCCCCTCGGGTGCAGCGGTGCCCTGACGGCGCTCAACCTCGACCTGACCCGACGCTCCCCCGGCGATCCCGGTCGGTCCACGCTGTCGGAGGTCAAGAATGGCTTGCTCAGTCTCACCTACCGCTTCAAGAGCCGCCTTGCGTCCACTGTCACCCTCGCGGGCAAACTTGATGCCTGCATTGGTACGAGAGGTGCCGACCCGGTTCGCCTGACTGTCTGCTTCTGCCTGTGACGCTCCTCCCGCGACCAGACCCGCCTTGTAGCCCCTCAGAGCGACACGATACTCGGCATTGGTGAGGGTGTCGTTCGTGGTGAGGTCCGTGAAGGCTCCGCTCGGGCTGTTCTGAGCCGCCTGCCTGTAGGCTTTCTCAACGTCGGCAAGACGAGCACCGGCTCCGCTCCCGACTCGGCTCAGGTCGATGTTCTGACGCTCAAGACGCTCAAGGAGAGCCTGTAGGGTCGAGGAGTCAGTCGCCGGGGTCTTGAAGACCTGCTCAAGATTGGCGATTTGCTGGTTTTCTTGAGCGATCATCCCGTCCACAAACTCACGACGACGCTCAAGGTCAGCGTATTCAGCCGCGACTTGCTTGTACATGGCCGGGAGGGCCAAACCAGCCATGAAGCTGTAGGTGTAGTCTTGTGCTCTCGGCATCTTAGAACCCCGTCGCGAAAATGCTGGTCATATCGAAGAGGCGGTTTGCGCCTCTGTCCATGTTAGCCGCCCGCGCCTCTCTCTTGGCTTCGCGAATACCGGCAGCGGCAAGAAGTTCTTCGTCTGTCTTCGCGGTCATCAGTGTTGGGTCGAGGTCACCTGTCCCGAGCCCCTCCCCTACCTCCATTGCTGACCTGCCGAGAACACTGAGGGGGTCACTGAACATATCAGCAGTAGCCTGTGCCTTCGCCATGTCAGAGGCAATTTGCTGCTGACGGAGGAACGCTTGCCGTGCCCGCTGCTGCTCTGCCGCTGATGCCTCGACCTGCTGACGGAGCGCGGCCTCGTCTCGGACCATTTGCTGCTGTCCAGCCTGCTGAGTCTGCTCTCTGAGGAACACGTCCCGCCCTGACACCGGGCCAGCCTGAGCGGCTTGCTGGAGGGCGGTAGCCTGCTGCTGCCTCATCATCCCGCCACGCTGAGTCAGGAGGCTCTGGTCAAGACGCTGCTGTTCGGCGTCTGTCAGACCAAGCTGACCCGTCTCGCGAAGCTTCTGAAGCTCCTCAAGCTCCTTCTGCTCCTCTGGAGACAGGCCCGCCCTCTTGGCAGCGGCTCTACGCCCCCCTGCCTTGGCTCCTGCTGCTGTTGCGGACGCGATGGCTCCACCGATAAGCAGGGTTGTTGCTGCAATAGCCATGACTCAGCCCCTAAATGTAGAAGGTTTCAAGGACACAGGACCAGTTGACCACTGCTGAGCGGTCCACGGTGCTGAAACCGACCAGCCCAATGTTCACCTCGCCCACCGGACGCGGAAAAGTGGGTGTCGTGTCCTCGATGATGATGGTCCCGTCTCTCTGAGCGTAGCCGCCCCGGATTGGGTATGAAAAGTTCGCCCCGACCGGGTTTGTGCGAAAGTGACCGGAGTGGTTTGCACCTTCTTGCATGGTGCTGGTGCCGACAAGGCTGTTTTGAATGGGATTTGCGCCTACATACGGGCCGACCCACACCTGTCGGTCTGCCGACGCTACTTGGTCGCCGCCAGAGGACGTGTCGGGGCCGATTTCGACCTCATAGAAGTAGTGGAACAGCACAAAAGCGGGATGCTGAAGCTGAACCTTGAACGAGGTGTTCGGGATCCTCTGCCAAGACCGGCTACCCTGTGCTCCGTTGCCCGTCAGGTACTTCGTGAGGAACGTGAGCCTCACAGTCGGTCCCTGACTCCACTGACCACCCTGATGACCGCTCACGCCATGCTGTAGCCCCTCAAAAGGGCTGTAGACCGGTGGCTGAACGTGCCGCGTGTCGATCCACCCGTCCGTCGCCACGTCCGCAGCGGGAATGGCCCCATGCAGGTAGACCCGTAGAGCCTCATTATTGCCCTCCACGGCTGCTGAGGTCAGCTTGGTGCCAGCGGTGAAGGTGTTCGGGGGCGTGTAGCTCATCACTTCACCTTGTGGAGTATGAAACCCAGTCTACCGACCGTGTGCTGAAGCGTCACGTTGTCGTTGTCGTCGTTCATAATGTCCGGCTGCTGGACGAGGTAGTTCCGGCCTCCGGTCTGGTAGGGGTGCATGGGGCCTTTTACGACCAGACGAAGCCCGTAGACCGTGCTGACGGCTCCCTGAGCGCCGCTGTAGTAGTAGGTGCCGCTCACACCGCGCCATCCCGTCTTGTTTGACACCTCTGACCCGCTCGTCTCGCGGGCGATGGCCGAGAATGAGGTCGTCCAGCAAGGCACCACGGTCGTTGCCTGAGTGTTCTCAAGCAGTTCACCCCGGAAACCGCCGATGAGGGTGTCGAAGTCACCCTGACCGGGCACCGGGACGAAGTTTGCCAGAGTCGGGCCGGTAATGTCCCACTCAAGGTAGATGACCCAGCACGTCCCATTGGTGCTCGTCACGTCGGTAGAGCCACCGTTCTTGGCGAAGGTGTACTTCGCTGACGGGGCTGACGCGGTTGTCCACGGCGTCCCGGTAAACTCGGGATTCACGTTGAGCGACCAGTACACCCGGAGCAGGTTTGTCGAGTCGAGGGACACCAGACCCACCCCGAGTGGTCCCAGCGGCGTCGGGTTTGCCCCGTCACCGATGACGTAGGCCGAAGACGGCGCGGTTCCCATCCCGTTGAGGGTCACAGGAGCGGCGTGGTAGAAGTCGAGCTTGCCGACCTGCACGCTGTTCGCGGTCTTGGCGAGGAAACCCCTGCCTCCAGTCCGCTTGAACTGTGGGAGGTCGATGGCTGCATCGCGAGTATTAAACTCGTTAATGTCGTTCTGGGTGAAGTCGGCGTACCGGTTGTTGAGCGGAGTCGCCTCGATACCCTCGCCATCGAGCACTGGAGGTCTGTTGGTTCTGCTCATCTAAACCGTCCAATGGCGAGGTACTTGTTGCTGTAGAGGTGGACCTGTGGGATATCTTTCGGCGTGGTGTTCTCCAGCGGGTCGTCCGGTCCCACTGAGGTCATCTTGGCTTGCAGCCTGACGCTGAGGTCACCGGGCGGAAAGTTCATCGAGCCGAAGATCCTGAAGTGCTCATGGAGGGCAGGCCCCCGTCGCTCTGCAAGCAGGGTGTTGTTCACCAAGATTCTCAGGTTGAGGTACTTGGGATTCATTGGAAACTCAAGGTTCGCCGTGTCCGAGAAGGTGGGGAACACGTAGGCATTGCCGCTCCACTCGACAAACAGGTTGCCGCCTCTGAAGCCCGCAAGCGTGATGGCTACAGCGGGAGACAGGTCGAACCATGAGCCGGGGTCAATCTTCGCGGTGATCCCGGTGAAGCTGTGGACGGGCACGTCGCCTGTACCGGTCTGGAGGCTCTGCTCCCCGTAGGACGCTGCCGGGTAGATGGGCGCGACCGTCGCGGTCAAGATGGCGTTGTCCTTGAGGTCGCTGTCCTCCACCCAGTCCTTATCGAACTGCTCACGGTCAAGCGTGGTCATCGAGGACTGCTGTGCCCGTAGCTCGTCGTTGATGGCCGACGGCTCGACAACACCACCCGTCCTCACCTCACGCTGTGTCCACTTTTTCATGCGCGTTTCCCCATGACGACGCGAGTGCCCTTCGTCGCGAATTCCAGTTCGTAGCCGATGAATATGAGGTCGTCGGTCGTCTCAATCTCAAACGAGAACCAAGAGCAGGACTGCTGAGCGATGGAGTACCGGACCGGGACAAGCCTGTGGTCTTCGTAGATGGCTCCGCTGTCGAGGATCGCGGTGTCGAAGACGGGGAGGTCTTTCTGGTCAGGAGGCTGCATCACGTAGGTCCGCTCATTGACTCCCCGGAGCGAGAAGTCCTTGTAGTGCCTCATGGTGATGGTCGGCTGACCGGTCGTGAGCACCCAGAGCGTGACGTAGCTGACCTGCTTCTTGATTTGAGCGTCACCGAAGTCGAACCACGCTGAGCGGTAGCGGCTCGTCGGAGGTCCGAGAGGGTAGAGCGCGTCGTCTGCAAAACCGTAGCCCATGGACCGCTTGCCTGACATGACGAACAGCCCTCTGTTGAGCAGGTTCGTCACGACGGGCACACCCTCGGTCCCGGTGTTGTGACCGAAGATGATGGTGCCGTCTGCTCGGGTCGCAATGGCTCCGACCGGGAATCCCTCTCGGGTGGACATGGCCGACAGGTTTCCTTGTCCGAGTCGGTCGGCGTGGAGCACGAAGCCCTTGTTCGGTCGGTCGTTGCCGTCGTAGGGCACGTAGAGGTGGTATTCCCGGTGCAGTGCCGAGTAGCAGGACACTGCCTTGGAGAAGCAGTCCGGGGTGATACGCTCGATGGTCTGGTCTTGGTTGCCTGTCAGCTTCACGATATCGTTGATGGCCCCGCCCTGTAGACCTCCGGTGAGCGCGTAGATGCCGTCGAGGGCAAGGAACACCAGACCCAGACCGGGGATGCTCTGTACCGAGTGGGGAGACTGACAGGTGATGCCGTTCGCGATGGTGTTGACCTGAAAGCCCGAGGCGTAGTCGCCGGTCACAACGTCGATGGACCGCTCGCGGAACACGATGAGGGTCGTGTAGTTGCTGTACATCGCGGTGATGCCGCCGCCCTCTGCCGACAGCGTGAAGAAGCTGGCAGAGTCAAACTGCTCGATGAGGCCCGGTGCGCTGTAGTAAATGTTCCGGCTGTCCACGATCCCGCCGTCGAGGAACAAGCAGTTCTGGAACATTGCGCTGAAGCGGGCCTGTGGTGCCGGGAGAGGTCCAGTCGGGATGATTGGGGATGCTGCACCGAGAGCGGCTGTCCTCACACAGTCGATGAACAGTTCGTCCACGTTGTTGCGAACGTCGTCAATGAAGTAGAGCGTGGTGTCACCGACACTGGTGTAGTCGTCGCTGAAGTTTGTCGTCCGGTACAGACGGCGCGCTACCGTGCCCTCTGGCCCGAGAGGAATGTCCAGAGCTACAGCGTGTCGGAATCCCTGTGCGCCGGGAGGTAGCTGCCATGAGGTCGTCGCCAGTGTGGACTTCGGACCTTCTGAGCCGGTGTCCGTGATGAAGCTGACAGCCCAGCCGAACAGAGCCTCCTTGGCGAACACGGCCTCTGTGTTCTTCTCAAACCCCAGACCCCAGCGTGCCCCGTCTGCAATGGCTCGACTGTCGGAGAACGTGTAGATCGTCGTCGCCCCGCCACCGGTCTTCGTCGGGTTTGGTGAGGTGATGGGGGAGCCTGCCTCAAGAGCGACATTGCGGTGTGGGTCTACCGGGGGAGGCGGCGACGTGAAGCCGAAGTCCCTGATGGCTGTCCCAATCATCGACTGAGCGTAGGTCTGTGTCGGAGGTGCCTGACCCAGAGGCCATGGGTTGACCAGCACCGGACGGTTGACTCCGTTGGTGATGACGGTGCCGTAAGGCGTGTCAGTGTACCAAGAGGCGGCTTCAGTGGTCGTCGGGACGTGTCGGCCTGTGGCGAGCGTCAGGAGCGTTGTGGGCACACCAGAGGCTTCGTAGAGCAGGTACAGGGAACCGTCAGCCTCAAACAGTGTGTGCTGACGTGCTCCACCGGCAAGCATTTGGGCGACATGCAGGCTGTAGATGGGACCGAGGGCAATGTTCCCCGACATTGCGGAGTCGAACGGCGACCAGTCTGTCTCGTTTGGAAAGTATTTCTCGTAGCCCAGCCGGGTTGACCAGCCTCCCGTCTTGCGGTCGTGCTTCAGGTTCTCCGCGACAGAGGCGTTCTCAGGGGTCTGAGGCAGACGGGTTTCAAGGCCACCCGCTGTCGGCACCTCGTAGATTTCCTGCTTCATTGTCGGCTCCCCTTTAGGCCCGTAGCCACGTAGTTCTTTAATGTATAGAAAAGCATTTACGTGGCTACCATTAAGTCGCCTTCTAACTAAACTTTAGCGGACCGAAAGGATTTATCCCGTACCGGTAGCCTGCTGTCGGGACGCCCCGGACGATACGGCGCGGGACTTCAGCGAGGTATCGAGCACCCATACCCCGGACCATCAAGGTCATCTTGCGCTCGTAGACCTGAGCGAGAGAGGCGTTGTCCACCTTGAGGGTCAGCGCCTCCAGTGCAGCATACGCAATCACTTGCGCGTAGTCGGCGGGGATGAGCGGACTGTCTTGGTCCTCCTGCATACGCTCAGGGGCGACCATCGTTCGGACGGTAAGCTGCTGGTCGGCAGCAGGGTGGGGATACAACTGGATGGCCCTGTAGGCGGCACTGTTGCCGAAGAAGTACCGGACTGACCTGCTGTGGAACGGCTGGCTCGTCAGGGTCGGCAGGCTGAGGTCCGGGGCAAGCGTGAGGCCCCCCTGTGGAGGCACGGTGTCTGTACCTACGTCGGGGAGCGCCCCTTCGTCGTCGGCGTTCCTGATACGGACGGGCGCGATGATCCCGGCTTCTGCACAGGTGAAGTAGTAGCGACGGTAGAGGCCGGTGCCTTGTTCCAGAGTCTCTGGCGTGAAGCGGAGCGTCTGGGTGTCCGTCAGGTTGAATGACTCCACCTTGCTGAAGGACGACTCAAACCCGTTCGACACGTCGCGCCGGTAGCTCGGGTATGCCTGACTCCGAGGACCGCGAACATTGACCATGTACACGTCGATGGTCCTGATGCCCTGCCCTGCTGCTGCTCCGGTGATGGTGACGCCCTTGGGAACCTGTGGGGCCGGAATGTTGATGCTCTGGCTCGGGAGGTAAGCCTCGACCACACCCTCAAGGTCAGGGTCGAGGGCAATGTCGTCCCGCTCAAACTTGCTCAAGAAGATGCTGGGCCGGGGGATCCCGACAGACGGGTCGCGGACGCTCATCACGTTCGTCGCGTCAGAGGGGAGGTAGACCTCCCGCCGCCTGAGCTTGACCTCGTAGGGTGCCGTCGGCGCGGTAAACTTGCGGTCGAGGACCACCTGTGTCGGGCTGCTCACATACCGAATTTGGTACACGTCCTCGACGGTGACGGTCCCGCTCACTCGGCTGACGACGATTTCAGCAAGCTCCATGTCCGACCCCGGCTTCACAAGGTCAGCGACGAAGGTGAAGACCGGAGTGGCCGAAGTGACTACATCGGAGCCAGAGGTGAAGTTGAGCGTCAACGGAACGTCGGCATAGACCGCAAGGTTCCGCTCACGCTGGGCGAACGACCAGTGCTTAGAGGTGATGACCCTCATTTGAGCGTCGTTGAGGAGGGCTACAAGCTGCTCGCGGTATGTCTCATTGACCGGATCGTAGTCGAGGAGGTTTCCGCAGAAGTTGAGTAGGTCGAGCAGGTTCAAGTGACCCTCACTTTTCAGTAAAAAGTAAGCCCTCAGAGGGTCACGACAGGGGCACAGGAGAGCGCCGTCTGTCGAGTCTCTGAGGGCAGGCGGGGGTGGCCTTAGAAGTTCTTGAGGACCATCACGTCGCAGAGGTTACCGGCAGCAGCCTCAAGGGAGACTCCGCAAGCGGGGGCGAGGTCACCAGCAGCGATGGCGACAGCCTGACCGGCAGCGGTGTTGTCCACGACCAGCGAGATGCCAGCAGCGGCGACAGCGTTGGCGACCGAAGCCCCCTCCACGTAGCCCTGAACGACGACCTTGACGCGATCACCAGCGATGACGGTCTGGGTAGCGACACCGACGACGAGGCCGGTGCCGGTAGCACCGCCGACAGCCTCGATGACGTACAGCAGACGGTCTGCACCGGTCTTGGTCGTGTCGAGGGCAACCCAGTCGCCAGCGGTGATAGCGCCGCCTGCAAGGAAGTCCTCGGTCTGACGACGGTTGCTGGTATCACCAGCCTCACCGGGCTCAAGGAACTGAATGAGAGTAGAAGTAGCCATTTTCTTACGCCTCCGCGTTGAGAAGGACGCCGTGGGAGGCGAGGTGACCGGTGCAAAGCTGCATACGGTTGAAGACCATGCTGGCCTCGGTCGCAGTCCCAGGCACGGGAAGCATGTCGCTGACGTTGAAGAAGCCATCGGTGTCAGCGTAAAGCTGGAACTGCGACGAGGAGAGCGCGTAGGCGCTGACCGGGACGCCACCAGCATTTGCAAATCCAAGCTGAGGCTCGATGTAAATGCGGGCACCCCGCCACGAACCTACCATATCGCGGTCCAGGCTGTCCCGGTCGCTGCTGGAGGTGTAGCGGACGCTGGACTGCTGGAGCGCCATGAAGGCAGCGTAGCAGGCGGGCGACATCAGGAGAATGTCCGGGAAATCGCCAGCGGGGTTGCGGGTCTGACAGTCGATGAACAACTGGTCGAGGTGGCTCAGAGCGAGAGTCGCTGCCGAGTTGAAGACCTGATTCTGCCAGTTGGACGTTGCG